CGCAACCGGCACGCTTACCAGCACCCCGACATGCACCTGGATTACCAAAAACGATATTGCCGACTGGTTGTACACGGCGTCGGCCACGGCTGGCGATGACGCGTTTTTAACCATTTGTGCGTCAGCAGCAAACCAGTTTTGTTACCGGCGCCGCCAAGAAGCCGGCTACGTGGACAGCCTGACCACAGTGCCCAGCCAGGACGTAAAACTGGGCACGATCATGTACGGCGGCGCGTTGTACCGGCAGCGTGGCAGCATTGACCAGTTCGCGTCATTTGACGCAATGGGCACCGCCTCAGTTGTTGGGCTGTCGCCGATCATTAAACAGTTGTTGGGGATTGACCGACCGCAGGTGGCGTAAATGGCTGTTCAAGCGTTTACCGACCTTTTCAACAATGCGCTGACCAAACTGGCCACCGACCTTAAAACGGTTAGCGGCCTACGGGTAGTGACCGACCCACGCAACCTTGTGCCTAACTGCGTGCTAATCCAGGCGCCAACGTTTACGGCTTGGAATAACAACATTGTAGATTTGTCGTTTCCCGTCACAATCGTGGGCACTGGCCCAGGCAACGAAGATGCCCTACGCACAATCCTTAACCTGGTGTCATTAGTCCTAGGCAAAAACGTGGCCGTAATTGACGGGCGGCCCGTAACCCTGGACATGGGCGGCACCGTCGCGCCGGCCTACGAACTGACCGTAAAAATGCAGGCCCAAACCGCATGAAATACGTAATTATCTCACGGCGCGTAGGCGTACCAGGCACCGAATACGACGTGGCAGCCGCAGAAGCCAAAAACATAAATGTGGCCGGCCTAATTGCCGGTGGGTTTATAGCGCCCATGAAACAATCCACGCAAAAGCCAACCAAACCACGTAAAGTCAGAAGCACTACAAAGGAGTGACCCCCAATGGCATCAGCAACCTACCTTGCAAATCCGGCGCTTGTTGAAATTGGCACCGTCGATTTGACCGATATGTGTACAGCAGCGACTATTACCGTGACGCGTGAAGCGCTTGAAGATACGGCGTTTGGTGCGACTTCACGTACGTCAACAGGCGGCCTTTACAACAACGAAGTAACGCTGTCGCTGTACATGAGTTACGCGGCCACAGAGACATACGCCAGTTTGCAGCCACTTGTCGGCACCAAAACAACGGTCAAGATTAAGCCAGAAACCGGCGCCGAATCAGCGACCAACCCAGTTCAGATCATTACCGACTGCTACCTGGAGTCGCTGCCCGTGTTCAATGGGTCGCTTGGGACTCTTTCAGCCATTGATATTACGCTGGTGGGTGGAACCTACAGCGTTGACACAACGCCGTGATATAAACTGCACACTGGCCCGACACAGAAAGGCAGTCAATGAAAATCAATATTCGGTACGTGCGTAAAGGCGAACCCTACGAAGTGTCCACAACGTTGGGCACCATCGTTGCGTGGGAACGCAAATTCAAACGCAAAGCGTCAGACATGGGCAACGGTATGGGCATTGAAGATATTGCCTATCTGGCGTTTGAAGCCAGCAAAACCCACAAGGTTGTTGTGCCTGCCGCGTTTGACGATTTTTTAAACCAGTTGGAAAATATCGAAGTGATCGGCGAACAACTGGAAAACCCTACCCACGCGGCACCTTCCGACGAGGCTTAGCCGAACTTCTGGTGGCCTGCGGCTGGTGGCCGCCGCATATTGAATTTGACGTAGCCGATCTGCTCACGGTTAGTAAAGTGCTAGAAGAACAGAAACGGCGGCGCAAATGAGCGAAATTCAGGTAATAGGCGTAAAAGAAACAATTAAAGAACTACGCCGCCTTGACCCTGAACTGCGTAAACAATTTAACCGTGACGCCAAAAAAATTGCCCAACCAGTTGTTGACAAAGTTAAAGGCAGTTACCCCACCAAATATTTGTCTGGCATGTTTCGTACTTGGTCGCAACGTGGCCGGCAACTATTTCCGTATAGCCAGCGTGACGCGCAACGCGGCGTGGTATTCCAAATCAAAACCAGCCGTAGCGCCGTTGGTATTTTGACTGTTATTCAAAAGAACCCTGCCGCTGCCATTGTGGACATGGCCGGCAAAGCCGGTGGCGATGGTGCAAAAGGCGAACAATACGTCCGAGCTTTGACGTTGTATTACGGGCAGCCGTCGCGTGTGATGTGGCCGGCTTACGAATCCACAAAAGACCAGGTGCAACGTGAAATGCTAGACCTTGTGCGCGAAGCATCCGAAACAGTCCAGAACAAAATAACGGTAATTAAATGAGCATTCGAATTCCGATTATTAGCGAATTTGACGGCACTGGGATTGACCGCGCAGCAAAACAATTTGCCAACCTTGAAACAAAAGGCGAAAAGGCTGGTTTTGTTTTAAAGAAAGCGTTTTTACCGGCTAGCGCAGCCCTGGCCGGTTTGACTGCTGCCGCAATTCCAGCAATTAAAGCCGCATCAGATCTAAACGAAACCATTAGCAAATCAAACGTCATTTTTGGTAGGGCATCCAAAACGGTTCAAGATTTTGCCAGCAATGCGGCCAGATCGCTCGGCCAATCCAAACAACAGGCGTTAGACGCAGCTTCGACGTTTGCTGTATTTGGTAAATCAGCGGGATTGGCAGGCAATGATCTTGCTAAGTTTTCAACGGATTTTGTAACGCTCGCATCAGATTTAGCCAGTTTTAACAACACAAGCCCCGAACAAGCAATCCAGGCAATTGGCGCGGCATTGCGTGGCGAATCTGAACCATTGAGACAGTACGGCGTTTTGTTAAATGATGCGTCATTGAAACAGGCCGCATTTGAGTTGGGTATCTATGACGGCAGCGAAGCGTTGACCGCTCAACAAAAAGTGTTGGCCGCACAAAAACTAATTTATGAACAAACAACTGACGCGCAGGGCGATTTTGCGCGCACAAGTGAAGGTTTAGCAAATCAAACCAAAATTTTGACGGCTGAATTAGAGAACGCCAAAACCCAAATTGGTGAACAATTGCTGCCAGTCATCCTTCAAATTATGCCGCATCTAGTGGACATGGCTACCTGGGTGGGCGAAAACACCAAGGTGGCCATAATTTTGGCTGGCGCAATTGGTGGCGTTTCGTCAGCAATCGTTTTAGCAAATCTGGGTTTGAAGGCATACAACACAACTGCTGCACTTACCCGAGGCGCCAACATTTTGTTGGCAAGCTCGTTCAATGGTGTCCAATTAGGCATTGGCATGATGACCACAAAATTAGGGTTGGGCATTCTCACGTTGACAGAGTTTTACGGCCTTATGAAAGATGATTCGGCTTGGTACGATTTCAAACAAGCGGCAATGAACGCATTTGTGCCAATCAATAACCTTTTCATGGTTGTAGCAAATCAAATCCGCAACGCTGTAACTTTTGCCGCTAACGGCATGATTCAAATAGCGAACGTCGGTATTAGAGCAATTAACGCTATGGTGCCAGGTAACCCAATACCAGAATTCACAGAATATGAATACGCTGCTTGGAACGAGGGTTTTCGCGGTTTCAATTTTACCCCATTTAGTCAGACAATGGCACAAGCACAAAACCGAGCAGGTGCCGCATTTCCTAATTTTCTTGGCGAAAATCGCGGTGCTGTTGACATTACGCCACCAATTATCCCACCGCCACTGCCACCAGGCACCTCGTCAGGCACCTCGTCAGGCACCTCGTCAGGTTTGGCAAATATCCCAAGCATGTTTAACAGCCCAGCAATTAGCACTGTGTTGCCCGATTACTTTATGGCTGAACTGGAAGCACGCGCCGCAACTGAAATAACCGTAAACATTAACGGCGGCTTGGGTACTAGCGCCGAAATTGGCGAAGCAGTGGTGAACTCAATCCGCAGCTACAACCAGGTTCAAGGCCCAGCCAACATCGCGGTGGCATAGTGGCCGTTGTAACTATCCCCAACGCAGGCACCTATGATTTGCTAGTTGATGTCGGGTTTCTCGTTGACGGGTTCGTGCTTGATGATGCCGTGAAAGGCGTGCTGAACAACACCGACTATGTGCTAGACGGCAGCACCCAGTTCGCCAGTGTCGCTGAAGGCACCCTAAACGTGGCAGTGAAACGTGGCCGCACCGACGAAAACGACGCAATCACCAACGGCACCATGTCATTCACCCTGAACGACACGCTGGCCGACGGCGTTTTCAACCCGTTTGATAACGACCCCACGAACCCGTACTACGACCAGGCCCAAGGCATACCAGGGCTTGCCCCAGGTCGCGCCGTGCAACTGATCCGCTATGACGACAACAACGACCCCGAATTGCTATTCGTCGGGTTCATAGTGAATTACGACTACAAATTTACGCTTGGCGGCCTAGATACCGTGACCGTGTTTTGTGTTGACAACATGTACCGGCTGGCACAAACATTCATTTCAAGCCAGAACCCCACCAAAGAATTTACTGGCGACCGCATCAACTGGGTGCTCGACCTGGCTGAAGTGGACTACCCGACGGGCGCAGCACGCGACATTGCGGCAGGCACGGTTGAGCTGGGCGGCGGCGGCGCATACTCGATTAATGACGGCACCAACGTTAAAGCCTATTTTGACGAAATCACCTATTCGGCTGAACGTGGCCGCATTTTCATTGACCGCGAAGGCGTACTAGTCAGCCAAAACCGCATTGGGTTTGTGATTGGCCCAGCAGTGATCGATTTTCGTGATGACGGCACCGGCGCTGCCTACCGTGATCTGTCGATTGCGTTTCGGGCCGAGGACATCATCAACCTGGTTAATGTCAAACCTGCTGGCGGCAGCACCCAAACCGCATCGAACGCAACATCACAAGCAACCTACTTCATCAAATCGCTGTTCATCACCGACAGCCTTTTGCATGACAACACGGCAGCAGCCGACCTGGCTGACTATTTGTTGTCACCTGAACCGCTAGCCCGTTTTGACTCGGTAGAAACCTGGTTTGGCAGTTTGACGGCCAGCCAACGTGACGCGGCCGCCATTCTCGAACTGGGCGATTATGTGACGGTTCAGAAGGACATTTTGATTGGTGGCGTTGCTAGCCCCCTTGGCCAGGATTT